CGTGGGTCAATGAAACCCGAATAGCGGTAGCCAAACTGGCCTCTCCCGTTGAATGGGAAACCATGGACGATTCAGCCGTCAGGCTGGTGATTCTGTTTGCGGTGAAAGAAGCGGACAGCGGCGCCGGGCATATAAAACTCCTGGCAAAAATTTCTATTGCGCTTGGCGATGATGATGTCGTCGAGGCATTACTAAACGCAGAAACGAAAGAGGAGTTGTTTAATTTATTAGTCAATAACACCCAGGGGTAAGCCTTTCACCGGGAGAAAATAATGAATATTATTGCGATTACCGCCTGTCCCACAGGCGTAGCACACACTTATCTGGCGGAAGCCAATTTAAAAAAGAGCGCAGAGAAAAAAGGCATAACGATCCTTGTTGAAACACAGGGTGCCGTTGAAAGTGACTATATTTTCACTGAAGAGGATATTAAACGTGCTGATATCGTGCTTATTGCCGCGGATAAAAAGATTGATTGCTCCCGCTTTATCGGCAAAAGCATGATTACCGTGTCCGTTACCCGAGCCGCGAGAGATGCCGCTGGATTACTGGACGACATTTTATCCGGAGCCTTAACCGGCGAAATCTGTTCCGCCTCATCAGAAGACGTAACCTTGCAGGGCAGAGACAAAGACAAAAAAGCGGCGCTGTCGAGCATCTATGTGCATCTGATTACCGGCGTCAACCTGATGATCCCCTTTGTCGTGGCTGGCGGGATATTAATTGCCCTCAGTTTTTCTTTTGGGATCACTGCCGCCACGCCAGGCGATCCCCTCTATAACCCCATTGCAAAGATGCTGTCCGATATTGGTGGCGGTGCCGCTTTTGCGTTAATGCTGCCGATTCTTTCACTGGGCATCAGCAAGTCGATTAGTGGCAATATGGGGATTGTGTCGGGCGCGGTGGGCGGCATGTTAGCCATTCATACCGGATCGGGTTTTCTTGGCGCCTTACTGGCGGGCTTTATGGCGGGCTACATCACGCTGCTCGTGGTGAAGTACATCAACTTACCCAAGGCCATTGCCGGACTTAAACCCATTCTGATTGTGCCACTGTTAAGCGTGTTCCTGACCGGTGCGCTGATGATTCTGGTCGTCGGCCAGCCCATTAAGCTTCTGTTACAGAGCCTGACTACCTTCCTGACGGATATGGGAAATGCCAACGCTGCTATCTTCGGATTGCTTATCGGAATGATGGTGGCTTTCGATATGGGCGGGCCACTTAACAAAACCGTCTGTATGTTCGCGATTGGATTGATGTCGACCGGAATCTACGAACCCATCGCAGCATGCATGGCTGCGGGAATGGTTCCTCCCTTGGGCATTGCCCTTGCCACCACCCTTTTTAAAAAGAAATTCAGCGTTCAGGAGCGCGAAACCGGCAAGGTCACCTACGTGCTCGGCCTCTCTTTTATCACCGAGGGGGCCATTCCGTATGCCGTGGCGGACCCGCTTCGCGTCATTCCCGCCATTGTGGCGGGCTCGGGGCTGGCTGGCGCACTGTCAATGATGCTCGGCTGTGCTTCCCGCGCACCGCATGGCGGGATCTTCGTTATGTTCATACCGAACGTCATTACCCATGTCTCAGCCTACCTGTTTGCCATTCTCGCCGGTGCGCTGTTTACCGCACTGATCCTCAGAGTGATTAAAAAAGATCATCCGCAACATTTACCGCAGGAGTGAATTATGTTGATAAATATGAAGGCGTTACTGAAGGTGGCGCAGGAGAATCAGTTCGGCGTCGGTGCCTTCAACATCGCCTCCGCTGAGTTTGCCCGGCTGGTCATTGAGGTGGCGGAATCCCTGCAATCTCCCGTCATCCTGGAAGTGCATCCCGATGAGCACGCTTTCGTCGGCGACAGTTTCATCGCCTATCTCAGGGAGCTGGCGGTTAACGCTTCCGTGCCGGTGGTGATTCATCAGGATCACGGCCAGACGCTGGCGCATATTTTAACCGCCATCCGCACCGGCTATACCTCGGTCATGATCGATGCCTCAGGCTTGCCATTTGAAGAGAATATCGCCCTGACGCGTGACATCACCGCCATTGCCCACAAAGTTAACGTCTCGGTAGAAGCCGAGCTGGGTACGATTGGGGTGGCAGAGGGGAGCGCGGAAGGGGGACACAGTGAAATTCTTTACACCGATCCCGACCAGGCGGAGCGGTTTGCCAGAGAAACCGGGGTAGATACGCTGGCCGTGGCCATTGGCACCTCACATGGTTTGTATCCTGTCGGTAAACAGCCGGTACTGGATATTGACCGTCTTAAAGCCATCAGGCAGCGGCTGACGATTCCGCTGGTCCTGCACGGTGGCTCGGGTAACAAAGACAGCGAGGTCGCGGAGTCGATTAAGTATGGCGTAGGGAAAATCAATATTTCCAGCGATATGAAGAAGGCGTTTTATGTCGCGCTGCAGGAAGAATTGCAGTCAAACGGACATGAACCCAGCGCACTCTACGTGCGCCCGATGGCGGCGGCGAAAGCCGTTGTCGAGCACAAAATGCGGCTTTTCTCTTCAGCGGGGAAGGCCGGACTGTATTAAGCGTTAACGCTGGCGGTAACGGGCGAGCCGCGGTTAAACCTGTATTGACCGGGGAGCCAACCTCAGCGATCAGCAAGCCGCTTTGGTGGGAACCCCTTGCCGCTAAGAGCGGAGCGGGCGGCCTGAGGCAGGCGGCCCGCGTTGTACCGCATTCTGTGAGTAACGCTGAGGCCGTGATAAGGCGTTGCCGTGCGCACGATGCCGGTTTATTGAATCGTCAGAACCACGCGGCCAATCAGCCTGATATCATCAATCCCGCAATCAAACGCTACGCCGATGCCGCTGACGTGCACTTTCCTGACCGGAATGCGCGTTAGTGTCCTGACGCTGGCGGTTCCTTCAATTTCGACCAACCAGACGCCGTCATGCATATCTTCAAAATCGGTATCGATGATGTACTGGGTGGTTTCCGCCAACAGTAAGAAAGCACTGCGCGGTTCCTGTTTCAATGGCGCGTATAACGCTTTATCCAGCATCACATAACCCGCTTCCTCGATTTTGCCGCTGATTAGCTTTTTTCTAATCAGTGTGGGCGTGTCGGGTTTGCTTTCAGAGAATTTTGAGCCTTTGCCTGTGATCAACCATTGCAGGTCTGCGCCCGTTTCCATCACGCACTGTAAAACGATATCTGAAGGAAAAACATCACGTTTATAGCGTGCAGACAGGCTACTTGCTGCAATTCCAAGGTGATCTGCAAGCTGCATTTTCATGGTAAAGCCGTAGGCATCGACAACGCGATCCAGAGCTTCTGCGCTCGAGTTCGGAAATTTGAAATTAGTATAAACGCTCATTTTTATTGACACTTAGATTTAGTCTAAGTATCCTCCAGTTTAAGTTAGCCTTTGAATGATGCAACAGGGTGCGGCTTTATCTGATAACTCAGGATTTTGCCTGATGAGGCTCATTTTTACAATCATCAAGCCAGAACCTTATTGTCGCAATGAGATGCAGGGCTAATGCAGTCAGCGCACGTGGAGAGGCGCGTAAAAGCGCGCTTTCAGGGTCGAAAGCGCTCTCAGGCCGCGGCTGGCGCAGCAACGCGCCCTGTCCGGGGCAATCTGGGGGGGAACCGTCTGCGCACTTGCCGTTTCGCTTAATGCTTAACGAGCGTCATGGATGAGACAGGCGCGAATCCGCCGCCAGTAAAACGTCACTGTAATAACGATGAGGGTATTGATTCGTCAAAACCCGCTGCAACGTTTTCGGAGGAGCCTATGAACCGCACTGTCCAGGTCATCAGTCAGTCATCTGCCGGGCCACGTTTCACCGCAGAGCAAGACTGCCACAGCGAAAAAATGACGTTTGATGCGTTTCGACAGCACTGGCGCTTGCTGCGCGATCACAACCGAAACCCATCGCTTCGCTATTTTAATCGTCAAAATGATGACTTTAAATTTTGCGTATTAACCCTGGCTAACCGCGACTGCCCGGGCATGTTCAGGCTGGAAGACATTGGCAGGCCTTTCCAGTTTTTTGACCAGGCGCGCCGTGAGCACATCATTTTAGCAATGAATAAGCTGGCCCGCTGGGGAAACATGTTGCCGCGTCAGTTCTCAACGGCTGACTGCTTTCTGCCTGAATAAATAAATCACCCCTGAAGTGATGACGTAAACCCGTCGGGCATGCCTTTGCCCAAAATCTGGAGAGAAATGATGAATACCGAGACACATCCAATGAACGACGCCATGGCCTTTACCCTCAATAAACTGCTCGATAATGAGCGTAAAGCCTGTGCGCTGGCCGTGGCGAAGCGGCTGAGTGCGATGGCAGCGCACATTACGCGGCAGACGCTAAACGGCATCGAAGCAGCAGAGCTGTTGCGATCTGAAGCTGAGCGTTATGAAAACGAATCAGGTGAGATGCGCTAATGGCAGATGCAATCGATATTGCGCAGCAGCGCAGCGAGGAAATCCTGGCGCAAAATATCGCGCAGGTTACGCAACGTCCTGTGGCGATCGGCGCCTCGCTCTGTGAAGAGTGCGACGCACCGATTCCTGAAGCGCGCCGTCGTGCGCTGCAGGGCGTGACCCGCTGCCTCTCCTGTCAGGAGTTGAGCGAGCTGAGAGCACGTCTTCACTACGGGAATACGCGATGATGTCGTTCGCTTACCCGTGGAATGCCCCGCGGCTGGCGATAGCCAGCCCGTATCTGACCCATGACCAGCAGCAGCACCGTCATCGACAGATTGCGGCGTGGTTGCACGGACAGAAAATTCTTCGTGCCCAGCCCAGCATTGTCCAGATGGACGTGAAACGTCGTCTTGCCAGTCTGGAGCAGCAGCAGGGAACAGCCCGGGCCAATGCCTACTTAGCAAAAACCTTTGTTGAGCGCACATTGCCACGTGTTGACGCTGTTAACCGACGTTATCAACTGCATGATATGCGCACGGGCGTTGTCGCACAGCTGACCCGCAGCATGTCCTGCCCGCAGGGCGCAGCCAGAGCCGCCGGCACGCTGTGGGAACTGATGAAACGCTTTAACCGCCTTGCGGATATGTCCCGTGCCGACACTGATGTGTTGGCAGGGGATATCGCGCATTTCATTCACGCGGAGCTGGTGCAACTGCACACTCACGCCCAAACCGATACGGACTACCGTTATACCCACAGACTGTATATGACCGCGGCGGTGATCACCCGTGAGCTGGGTCAGACGCCGCCTTTATGGGAAACCGTCAGCGCCCGCGTATTCTGCCCTGAAGCGGTGACCTCGGCCATTCTGCGTATGCAGGCGGAAAAATGGTGGAAAGGTCAGCTGCGTCGTATCAGTGCCTTCTGGCGTGAACATCTGCATATCGCCCTGGCGAACGTCAATAAAACGCATTCCCCTTATGCCAGCCTTATGGCCGTAGCGGAATGGCGTGAGCAACGCCGCCGTACCCGTGATTTCCTCCAGGGAATGGATCTGGAGGATGAAGAGGGCAACCGCATCAGCCTGATTGAAAAATACGACGGCAGCGTAGCCAATCCGGCTATTCGCCGTGCTGAACTGATGACGCGTATTCGTGGCTTCGAAACCATCTGTCAGGATATGGGCTTTCGGGCCTGCTTCTACACGTTAACCGCGCCGTCACGCTATCACGCGACCTTGCAGAGTGGTCACCGTAACGCTAAATGGACGGGGGCCAGCCCGGCCGAAACACAGCGCTATCTCTGCTCACTCTGGCAAAAAGTGCGGGCTAAACTGCACCGTGAAAAGATCAGTATTTTTGGTTTACGGGTTGCGGAGCCGCATCATGATGGCACGCCCCACTGGCATTTGCTGATGTTTATGCGCCCTGAAGACGTTAACCGCGTAGACGAGATCCTGCGCCATTACGCCTGCCAGCAGGACAGTGAGGAACTGAACAGCCCAAAGGCGCGCAAAGCCCGTTTTCACGTCGAAGCGATCGATCCGGCGAAAGGCAGCGCGACCGGCTATGTTGCCAAATATGTTTCTAAAAACATTGACGGCTATGCGCTAGAGGGCGAGCGGGATAACGAGAGCGGTAAACCGCTAAAAGAGACAGCGATGGCGGTGTCGGCATGGGCAGCACGCTGGCACATCCGCCAGTTTCAGTTTATTGGAGGTGCGCCCGTAACAGTTTATCGCGAACTTCGCCGCGTGGCGGACACCGAAACCGCGCATGGCCTGAGCGTGGAATTCGCCGCGGTGCACGATGCGGCCGATGCCGGTCAATGGGCCGACTACATCAATGCCCAGGGCGGCCCGTTCGTTAAACGCGACGCGCTTGCGGTGCGCACCTGGTACCAGCCCGCCGAAAGCTGTAATGCGTTTGGTGAGGAAATCCAGTCAATTAAAGGCGTTTACGCCACTGCCGTTGGTGCTGATACGCCAGTCCTGACGCGGTTAAAGCTATGGAAGCTGGTGCCCAAACGTGCTGAAGATACGGGCGACGAAAAAAGCCAGTCCGCTTCGTTGTCTTGGAGTTCTGTTAATAACTGTACGGACCCCGTAAGCCGTTTTTATGCCAGAAGTGAGGTCTCTGACGATCTGCGCACAGATCCGTGGCGCAGAGGTCACCAAGGCGAAAGGGCTTCCAGGTTTATCTGCCGGGCTTCGCCTTTACGCATTCCTGGCCCTGTTTCAGGCCACGACAGAGGCGATGCTTCTCCTGCAGCCCAGCCAACGGTGAGGATTTCTTTTTCGCCCTGACGTGACGAAAAGACGGAGTGAAAACCTGCTGTTTTGGATGGGTAAATGAGGAAAATCTATTGATTTTTCTTACGCTTCTGGCGTAAGTGTGCCTTCACCTGTCTGGCAGGCAGTACAACAAAAGTTGATGCCTATCAACATGATATAATTTTTTACGAACTATCTTAAAACGCTTCCACAGTTAACGAATGCTATGCTACTGTATGTATGTACAGTATTTATTTGGGGGAGGGAATTGTGGGAAATGAATTACATGAGCGAGTCATGCTTGAACGCGTCGAACTTATCGCCAGGCTTACCAGTGAAGGAGCCTGCCGGGAGCGTGACAGGGAAATCGCGTTAAATTTGATCGCTGAAATCGCTGCGAACTACACCCTTTCCGATAACCACTTTTCTGTTGTCTTTGCGGCGACGCCTTTAAAAAAATCATGATGGCGACGCGTTCACTGTGACATCAGGACGGTTGTCCGTTGCCTGAGCCATCTTAACGGATGAGAGGGTTCAGGCGCGGGCAACAGCAAAACCGGGCCAGTGCGTTTTATCGCTGACATTGCGTCATGACCGACCGAAAACGCCGGGCATCTGCTGCCTGCAGGCGTTTGCAGCAACCCCTGTTCGCCAGGCGTAGTCTTCCCCCACCTTTACTGAATAACGTTATCCCGGCCGCTTTCCTGTCAGCGTTCGCGGCAATCTTTTGGTTACTGCCCCTTTCCTGTTGCTGGCTTACGACCTCTCCCGGTCGTCGCTGTGAAAGCAAATGTGCTCACGTCATCCCAGCGCTTTCGCGACCCTTCCATCGGCGCCCGCATTCAGGGTGTAACCCTCTGCCCGCCTAGCCTTGAGCAGACGACCTTGCGTTGAGCAAGCGCCTGCTGAGGCACACACTACTTCTGACAAGCGGCAGGCACAGCAATCTCTGGATCGCTCTGCGCGAAGGCCAATGCACATCGCGTATCCAGGTTATCTGGATTCGGCTTCAGGGCGGTTTGGTGGCCCGACGGTGCAATTCTCTGAACAGGTTTCTGTTGGCCAACGGGGCCTTTATTGCCTGTCACCACGACAGCGGATGTTCTCAACTTATCGCCTACTCGACCATGGCTTTTACGCTCATAAGGGGCCAATCAATGCTGATTTACGCACAACAGGAAGAAACCGTTGATGAGATCTGCTGGCGTTACTACGGACGCACGCAGCAGGCGGTTGAACAGGTTTATGCCGCCAATCCTGGCCTGGCAGAACAAGGCCCAACATTACCGCACGGATGCAGAGTGGTGTTACCGGAGCTGCCTCAGGCGGCCACGGGTGAAACCCTCAATCTGTGGGATTAGCGCCAATGGAAAAAATCAGTTCTCTGATTAATTACCTCATCGGGATCGTCCTGATGTGGTTTGGACGTCACACACCGCAGGATATCGCCTTTATGGTTGGCTCTGGCGTCGCCGTTTTGACCATGTGCACCAACGTTGCGACGTTTTTTATCAACTGGCACTACCGTCGCAAAACTTACGAGCTACAGCAGCGCAACTTACAGGGGCTTAACTTTGAGCCAGACCGCTAAACGTTGCGCCGTGGCGGCCGTACTGGCCCTGGCCGCGTTGCTACCGCAAATCAACATGCTGAAAACCTCTGAAGCCGGCCTGAAGCTGATTGCCGATGCAGAAGGCTGCCGCACCTCGCCCTATCAGTGCAGCGCCGGCGTCTGGACCAACGGCATTGGTCACACGCAAGGTGTTACCCCGACCAGCGTGGTGAACGAGCGCCAGGCCGCAGTAAACCTGGTTTACGACGTGATGCGCGTTGAACGCGGGATCGACCAATGCATGCCACGTGAAATGCCGTACCAGGTTTATGACGCGGTGGTGTCATTCGGTTTTAACGTTGGCGTGCACGCCGCCTGTCACTCAACGCTGGCGGGATTGATCAACAGCGGCCGCTGGCACGATGCCTGCCTGCAGCTTAAGCGCTGGGTATATGTCAAAGGCACCTACAACCCGGGCCTGGATAACCGTCGCCAGCGCGAAATGGCGTGGTGTTTAAAAGGAGCGGCATGATGCGACTGGTTGCACTGGCGATCGCCATTTTGCTTATTGCCCTGGGCTTAACCGGCTGGCGCCTTAGCGTGATGACTCATCAACGGGATGAGGCACAGCGCAGGGTGAGTACGCTGACGGCTGACGTCAGCAGCCGTGACAAGGCGCTGGCCCAACTCGATGCGGATATCCAGGCTAGCCGAAAACGCGAGGCGGCGCTGCGGTTGCTTCAGAACCAGGCCAGCGCGCAGGCGCTCCATCGTGAAACCATTATCAGAAGAGAAACCGATGCCAATCCCGCTTTACGTGTCTGGAGCGCTGCTGCTTTGCCTGCTGACGTTATCCGGCTGCACAGCCGTCCGGCCTTCAGCAATGCCCGAGATTATCTGGACTGGTTGTCCACGCGTGACAAGTTGCCCCATTCCGGAAAACAACCTGCAGACGCAGGGTGATTTGGCGGCGGATAACCGCCAGTTAGAGGCTGCGCTCGCATCGTGCGGGTTGCAGATTGAGATGATTAAAGCGTGCCAGGAGCAGCATGATGTTGAAAGCGACCCAACTACGCCAGGTGCTGATAAACAGCGTTCCGCTGCTTCAGCAAAATCCTGACAACCTGACGATAGCGATTCAGTCCGGAAACCTGGTTTCCACGCTGGCCAGCTCGCTGTCGTTTGAATACCACTTCCAGCTGGCCGTCACGATTACTGACTATGCAGAGGATATCGATCTGATCATGGTTCCCCTGCTGACATGGCTTCGGGAAAACCAGCCCGACATCATGGTTTCGGATGAGAAACGTCGCACCGGCTTTACCTTCACCCTTGAGGCAACCGGCGATGGGCGCAGTAAGGTGAATATCACTCTGCAACTGACCGAACGCGTCTGGGTTGAGCAGCAGAACGGCGCATTACACATCACGCATCTGCCAGAACCGGCTATGCCGGAAAATGTTGAGCGCCCCTGGCAGTTGTACATCAAAGGCAAGCTGGTCAGCGAATGGAAAACATAGCGATAACCCTTATCCGCTGACGCGCTGTTTAGCCATCCCTGGGTAAACGGCATTCGATTGCCGCTTTTCTCCTGCAACGAGAAACTAATGCCATGAACGAGCAAATATTAGAAATCAAGCGCTTGCTGCGCAACATGGTCCGCATTGGCACCGTTGCCGCCATCAATCTGGAGGCGGGAACCTGCCGGGTAAAAACCGGCGATAACACCACTGACTGGCTGCACTGGCTAAGTGCCCGGGCGGGAAGAACCCGTTCATGGAATGCGCCGTCGCCAGGCGAGCAGGTGCTGATCATAAGCCTGGGCGGTGAGCTGAACAGCGGCTTCGTGTTACCCGGCGTGTTCTCTGACGCCAGCCCGGCGCCCTCGGCCTCTGCCGATGCGCTGCACTACTCTTTTCCTGATGGTGCGGTCATTGAATACGAGCCTGCAACCGGCGCGCTGAAAGCCGAAGGGATTCAGACGGCGACGATCAAGGCGGCTGTCAAAATCCTGCTGGATACGCCAGAAGTGGAGTGCACCACGTTACTGAAAACCGCCACGCTGGAAGTGACCCAGGGCGGCACCATGAAGGGCGATGTGTCGCACAGCGGCGGCAGCTTCGCCTCCAACGGCAAAGTGCTGCATACGCACCAGCATCCGGGCGACAGCGGTGGCACCACAGGAGCACCATTATGACAACAGCACGCTACACCGGCATGAGCCGCGAAACAGGCGTAAACCTTGTTGAGCTGGAGCATATCCGCCAGTCCGTCCGTGACATTCTGACGACGCCGCTGGGATCGCGGGTGATGCGCCGTAACTACGGGTCACTGTTGTCGGCGCTAATCGACCAGCCGCAGAACGACAGGTTGCGCCTGCAAATCATGTCGGCCTGTTATATGGCGATCCTGCAGTGGGAGCCGCGCATCAGCCTGACTGCCATTAATTTTGAATCTGCGTTTGACGGCGGGATGGTGGTGGAAATCACCGGCAACCGTGCGGACACCGCGCAGGATTTTTCGTTAACCGTCCCTGTGAGTTGAATCATGCCTACTATCGACCTGAGCCAGCTGCCTGCGCCAAACGTGGTGGAAACGCTGGACTATGAAATGCTGCTTGCCGAACGTAAAGCCACCTTGATTTCGCTCTATCCTGCAGACGAGCAGGCATCGGTTGCCCGGGTTCTGGCGCTGGAGTCCGACCCGCTGGTGAAACTCCTGCAGGAGAACGCCTACCGGGAAGTCATTCTGCGTCAGCGCATCAACGAGGCGGCCAAGGCGGTGATGGTGGCCTGGGCCAACGGC